GCACTATTAAATGCTAACTGGTTAGCACATAAGATAGAAGACTCATTCAAAGTTCTATACAAAGGAGAGAATGGTAGAGTTGCACACGAGTGTATCTTTGACTGTCGTAACTTACCAGTAACAGCAGAAGACATAGCGAAGAGACTTATGGACTACGGATTTCATGCACCTACACTATCGTGGCCAGTGTTAGGAACTATGATGGTAGAACCTACAGAGTCTGAGTCACTCGATGAGTTGCAAAGGTTTGTAGATGCCATGGATAAAATAAGAATAGAGATATATACCACCCCAGACATAGTAAAGAACGCTCCACATACACAGTCTGAGGTATGTGGGCAGTGGACACACGCATACACAAGAGAGGAAGCAGTGTTCCCTAACAGTCCCAAAACCAAGTTCTGGCCAGCGGTCTCAAGGATTGATAACGTGTCTGGTGATAGGAATTTAGTATGCTCTTGCACCACACCCCTAGAAACCGTAACAGAAGATACATAATAACTTGCTAAATATGTATGGGTATGCTAACATACCTTTACGTTCATCCATAAATGATAGAAGCAGTACTACTGGCATCTCTCCTTGCTGAACACAACGCTTCCCACTGGGAAATGTCTTGTTCAGAATGGAATCAAAACAGGATCGAGATACTTAGCGATAAGAATCTTAGGTCTGATGCACAAGAGTATCTTATAGATTATTTTCTGACCAAAGTGTCAGGAGATTGCGACGCTTATATTATAGGACGCAAGTAAGCCGACTCGGAACGGGTTCGTTCATCCTTATGTACCACATTCTTCTTAGTCTAATAGCGATTGGAGCACCACTTGATTGTGATCATGCTTCTGAACTTATAGACTCCGCAAGAAATAATCCTGATAAATCTGAGCAATTAGAAATAGTCAGGGTTGTGATAGCACATACTGATCCAGTATGTTTTAAGGACGCAAAAGTTGACTGAAGGAACGGTCTAATCAACCTACTACTTTGGAGAAACCAAATGGCACAAGTCACTTATCGCGGTGTTAAGTACGACACTGAGACACAAAAGCAAAAAGTCCAACAACCTCAAGCACGTTTAGTGTACAGAGGCGTCGCTGTAAAAGGAGACAAGTAACATGTTGGCAGTCACTGAAATCTTACTCGCAAGCGTAGTTTTCTTGGCAGTTATCTACGCAGAGGCTAAAATCCTATACAATTATAAATAATTGTTACAGGAGGTAAAGACAAATGCTACACTTAAATTTGGATGGAAGTCCAAAGTTGCCAGAATACGATGAAGAGAAACATAACCCTGAGAAGGTGTTCGCTTTTCTGACATATCGTGGTCTGCATTATACTAAGTGGGTGTATCTTGATCCTTTCCACATACGGAACTGGAAAATAAATTAATTGCCTAAGCTTAAAAGTTGCCCTTGCTACATATAGTAGTTAAGGGCATTTTTTTATGCAGAGAACTCGATTGAAAGAGTTGATTACACAACTAGAAGAACTCCTCACGGAATTAAAAGTAGAAGTGTATGCTGATGCCGATTCGTATATTGACAGTGATGGTGAACAATGGTATAGTGGTGACGACGATGACGGTTACGCAGACTGACTATGAAAACCCATGGATCTACAAAGATACAACTTTCACTTCTAACGATATTGGCGATTTCTTCGGTTTCGTCTACCGCATTACAAATCTACAATCAGGCAAGCAATACATCGGACGCAAATACTTCTATCAATTCAGAAAGCCTAGAGGTAAGTCTAGGAAAGTTAAGTCTGAAAGTGACTGGAAAAAATACTATGGGAGTAGTGATGAACTTACTGCCGATAGAAAGTCTATTGGAAACGAATGTTTCAAACGTGAGATAATGTCACTACATACTACAAAGGGTTGGGTTAATTATGAAGAGACCCGCCAATTGTTTCTAAATAATGTACTGAGTGAGAATGAAAATTACTACAACAGTAATATACTTGGACGTTACATGAGAAAGGATTATTACAATGAACAACGCACCACCGTCAGTTAAAGAACAATGTGACTTACATCTTGAATGGATGCAAGACAGGATTGAACAATTACTTTTAGAAGAACTCTATGATGAAGCGTATGATTTATACATGGAGTGGAATGAATGGGTAGAACAAGATAACCCCTCTATATTAGTCCTTGAATCTTATGAAAACGAGTGATTTAAAATATCTATATGAATGGGCAGCACACACAGATTTTCCATTACGACGAGCTCCAACTGCTGTTGGTTATTCTAACAAGGATATATATTTCTGTTGGTTGAAAGCACAAACTAACAATGGTGGCGGGGTTAGAAAGTCTGTGGTCAATGACCAGAGAGCACAACAGATATTAGATTCAGAAGAGATTCTTGTGGCAACTATTGCCTTGTTTGAATCTGGTACAGAACTAGGACCTCATAAAGATCCTCCTGTATACGATAAAAAATATAGAAGGATACAAATACCACTCCACATCCCCTCCGATGATTGCTATATGATATGGAGAGGGAGAAAAGTTTTATGGAAAGAAGGAAAACCTCAAATATTTGATGTAATGGATTATGTTCACGAAGGATATAACTATTCACCTGATGATATGATTTTTCTGTTTATAGACATAGTAAAATGACAACAGTACAATGCAAAAAATGTAATGAGATACTTACATCTAAACATGATCATGACTATAAAGTTTGTGGTTGTGCTAACCAAACATATGTTATAGGTGACAAGATGGGTGGTAATAATCTCAAGCACGTATTACAAATTAAAGAACCCAAACAAAAAGAAATTAAAGTAGAGGGTCAGAGACCACGCAGAAGAACTACGAGGATGTCAGACGTACAAATTAGATGAACATATCTTATTGTCCTCCTATTATAGATGCTAACTCTCTGTTAAATTTAAAAGCAGAAGCGAAAGCATTCAATCCTCTTGCAGGAAATATGTGGTTGGGTATACATGATGAACCTGAGAATACTATAGAAAGATACATACAAGATTCTTTTGACTTCTATTTAAAAGATGACTATAACTATTCTGGAATACCTTTGGGTGCACCTGTTGGTTTTGAATGGTGGTTCCACATTTTTGAAGAGAATGATAGGGCAGTTGGATTTCATTCAGATCATGATGAGGTGATGAGGATGGAGGATGATGGGATGATGAGGTATCCTTTCTGTTCTACTATAACTTATTTGACAAATCATATAAGTCCTACTATAATAACAAATACTATGACAGGTGGGTACGTACAAGAGTTACTTAACTTCCCTCCAACTGAAGTGGTGTTCTCATCACCAGAAGAAGGTAAGTTTGTAACATTTGATCCCCGCTATATACATGGCGTTTTACCTGACTCAAACGAGGGTAGGATAACTTTGATGTATAATGTATGGCATTATCATCCCAAAGGATTACATAGACTAGGTAAGAGGAAGTTACCTCTTCCTTCTAGGTTCTATAAAGAACAAGTCAAACGACCTGTACAATGGTTAGGTAAGACTGGTACTTGTAGAGCAGATGTAATAGACTTGAGGTTTGAATTTAAGTATCCTGTTGGTGCAAACGAAGGAGATTGTTGGAGTGTAACTCAATGATAGAAATTACTCAAAAAGAATTTGAAGAACGAAAAGATTTCTACTGTGACAAAGCAGAAAGTGGCACAGTGGTACTTGTGGAGAAGCCTGATGGTGCTAAAATAATGGTAGTTCCACAGAATCCAAACAATTTAACCTATGACTACCTCAGAGACCATGACGACGGCTGTTGAAGTTATCCTAGAAAGATACCCATATCGTTTCGTGCAACAAGGATTGCTAGAGATCAATGGAGAACCAGACTTCCGCATACAGAAGTTTAACGAGATTACAAGAAGATACAGAGATATGTATTACCTTGACAGTTCCATACAATTAGACTATTGTATAGAAGACCCTGAGTATGTAAAATGGTTAGACCCAGACCCAGAGGTCGCTGCTTATCCTAACAAAGGTGATAGCGTTTCTTACGAACCAGCAATCTAAATGCAAACAAAAAGTGAATTAGTAGGTCTATTCTCTACACCTCTGTACAAAACACAGGTAGAGATAGACTCAAGTATTAATGTAGATTTTTTAAAGACATTAAAATATGAATCTTACCCTGACAAGACTGGTTCTAGTAGTAAGGATAATAAAATTCTTTTGAACAAAACTTTTAAGAGTCTTAAGGAAACCATAGATTCACACGTTGACATGTATTTGTCACAAGTATTAAAGATACAACAGTCAAAGGGAAAGCACGTGCAATCATGGGTTAATAAGCACGCACCTAACGACTACGCTCCTAAACATTATCACTGCAATTCTTTTCTAAGTGGTGGAGTCTATCTAGAATGTCCTCCCAATTCTGGTGCTATAGTATTCTGTCAATCACATACACAACCATCGTGGACTGCTAATACTATTAAACCCGCAGTAAGTGAGTTAACTATATTTAATGCAGACAACTGGGCATTTGAATGTAATAGAGGAGACCTACTTCTATTCCCTTCCCATCTTATGCACCGAGTAGAAAATAATTTGTCAGGTATGGACAGATATATGGTAGCATTTAATTACTTTTTAGAAGGAGAGATTGGAGAACATACAAGCACTATCAAAGTAAGGGTGTCATAAATAATAAAAAATAGTGTGTGACAGATGACTTGGACACCTCATATTATCGTTAAGATAGAAGATGATGCTTCTACACCCACAGCGATTACAGCATTAAAAACATTTGAAACTGGATTCCCAGAACATAAAGCATATGTACATTACATTGGTTCTTTACCTACTGGGTTGAACTTCTGTAAGCAATGGTGTACAGATGGAGGACATACTTTCTTTCATCATGGTAGTAATGTCAAGCAATCACAGTTACACTATGAGATAGTAAATGGCACAAGAGAACCAGTTGTTCTGATCAGAGGTACGACAGTTTTCTATGAGGATATGAGTGACTACAGCACTACGAAATTATTTGCTGCTGATACTGTACCATCATATAAATTATCTGATACTGTAATTAACATCGGTAGTATAGAAAAGACTGTAATATTTGTAGCGAAACCTACTCAAACAATATCTAAGTTAGAAGAGATAACAAGTCTTGTATCAGCACCAGTAGCAGCAGAAGCAAAGAATAGTTCTTTATGGAACGATCAGTCTGTAGTTATGTGTGGTAAAGTATATCATCAGACATCAGGTATCTTTAATATGATATACAACTATGATGAGTCACTCTTTACAAACTTTACTAAGGCAACTGCAGAAAAATATGATACTGTCTTCGGTGGTAATGGATTATCAGGGTTTGAAAAATTAAGAAACATAGGTATGGATCCATCTGGTTTTATGCCATACTATAATGCTGCTATGAATGAGGATTGGGAAGGAGTCAAAGGAATATATGACGTTTATCTAGATATGATAAGCGGTAGTGTAGTAAAGTAACTATATAAAACAGAATAAATTTTTATTATGCCAGAACCAGTTAAGAAAACTCCTCCAAAAGAGGAGAAGAAGGGTCTCCTAGGTAAACTAAAAGAAGCAGCAGATGATAAGGAGGAACAACTGTTTATCCTGAGTGCATTTGTACGTCTTGGAATTTTGATTTGGTCGGGTGGGATATTAACATTAGCGTATGTTGATCTACCTCCTGCATTAAAAATTCCTAAACAGGATATGGATCCAACTTTCATAGCTTCGGTCTTCACAGGAGTCGTAGCTACCTTCGGTGTCTCCGCAGGAGGTAAGAAGAAGAATGGTGCAGATGCGGGTGCTAACATAAGTAAGAAGGACATGGAGTTCCTTATTGCTAAGGCATCAGAGACTGCTCCTGCTCAAACCATCAGGATAGAACAAGGTCCTGTAAAAATAGTCCCAGACAAATAAGATCATGCAAAAAATTATTAACGGAATCGCTATCTTCTCAGGTGTTGTAGCACTTGGAGTAGTAGGACTCGGTGGATATGTATTCATAAGAAAGGATGCTATCATCGAGAACGTCAAGAGTAAAGTAATGGAAGCTGTCGTACCTGACATAGGTGGTGGCATCACAGAACTTATGCCTGACATCACAGGACCTGCGTTACCATTCTAAACCATGACTAAATTCGCAACAGAACAAATCAAGAAGTTCTTTAACACAGGACAGTGGGCATTAAAGTTAATCTTTATTGTTGTTCTGTGTGAACTAGGCATTGTTATGGGTGCTATGGTTGGATTGGCAGGAGAACTTGATGAGAATGACAGCAACAACATCAAACATATTATGGGTATGATTGCTACTAAGTCGTTTGCATTATATGCTGCTGAAAAAGCAGGAGCAAAAGAAAAGTATCTAATTGAGAAAGCAAAAGTATGAGAGACCAAGCATCTGTAGGAGTGGAGACTCCTGCTATCAAATATGATAGAGCACTTGCTTTATTCACAGAGTCAGTCCTAGCACCTGATCATAAACTGAGAGGTTGTGCACACAACCAAGGGTGCTATGATGAACTGATGGAGATCAGAGAACATGTCTTAGAATATCTCAAGACACTAAGAGAAGTCACACATCATACACACGCAGATGAGAGTGACGAACTAGAGACTGCAAAGTTAATAGAAGTAAAAGATAGAATCGCTGTAGAATCAAAACCACATACCAAGTGGAGATAAGTTGAAAAAAAAATTTCGGTAATTTTTTTCACGTGAGGTTTTTATGGAAGAATATATTAGTATACCTAACATTGGAATCCAAGAGGTAGGTGTGAATGAGATTCAAATACCAAATGTAACGAAAACAGTTCCAATATATCAACCGCCACCAGTGGTAGTTAATATTGGTGTGCCGATAGTTGATATGCCAGGTTGTGTAAAGTTTCACCCTGATGCAAAGAGGAATAGAGAACAACCTAACTTAAAAGAAGAAGATGCTTCTAACGTTAGGGTGCTTTGTGACGCAGATTATCCAACGTATGATGCGATGGATTATACACCAGAAGATTTAAACATATACAGAGAAGTTCCACCACCAGTTGTAGAACCACCACCAGATCCACCTACCCCAGAGACACCTGACACAGGAGGTGTAGGAGAAGAAACACCATGTCCAGGTCCTGCTCAACTAAGAGTGGGTGATGTAACACAGTCAGGTGATGAGAAGGTTGTAGGTCATGAACTGCAGGGCACTACCTGTGTGACATTGTACGAACCTACTTCACCAATAGAGAAATACGTCCCACCTATAAATCAAGTATCAACAGTGACCGCACTAGCAGTGGTTGCTACAGCGGGTGCTGCTGCTACACCATTATTAATAAGAATTATACGACCTGTAGTAAAGAAAATAATTACAACTGTTCAGAAAAAATTAGGCAAAAAAATTACGAAACCCACTCGTCAAGATATTATAACGGATGAGTATCGTAAGAAGAAAGGATTACCTCCTATAAAACGTTAGTTACCTATAGATATAGTTTTCAGATCACTAGCATCACCATTGGTTTTGATCCCAGAGCCAGGTGTGTTCTTAGATATAATCTTATGGTTGTGCTCACCTACTACGCCAGGTGGGTTTATAAGCATTACGTCTGC